TTCCTATCTTTCGTGCTGTGTGTATGCATGGAAAGATATTACGACCGTAAGTTGTATAAGCTACAACAAAAAAATAAGTAATTGAATCTAGTGGCCCGGTGTTATCTTTAAACTATCCATAGTTTTATCTAGGTTATGGAGACATAGCCCGCCGGGCCGCTAGACTCAAGCAGCAAGCTCCAAGCTTCAAGCACACGTATAAAGTTAGTTGACAATAGTATCCTATATGTTGTAGGATACTTTAAACAACAGAAAGGAAAATAAACAATGGCAAAAGAAATAGAAGAGTTAGAAGAGTTGGTTCACAAAAGAACTTATAGAACCGGTGAAGTTACACAACTACGTAGAATAGCCGATGCAATGGACGAGATCTTGTTCCTGGTGAAAAAAGATATGGCACATGTATCTAAAAAAATAGAAGAGGACAATGAAGAGAATTAATCACAACGATCTGTTGCCATGGTTCCGGGAGGACCATGGCCAGCTGCCTGCTGCATACTTAAAAAGCTGCGAGAAATTTTTCCGTGAGCTGGGTATCAAAGCCGCAAGCAACGAGCTACAAGCAGAGAGATTCGAGCGTCAAGCTGCGACACTTTGGCAATATGATTTTAATATAAATAGTTTAAGGTAAATTAAATAACAGAAAGGTGAATATGCTTACAAAAGAACAATACATTAGTCTACTATCTACTATGAAAGATGAAGATTGGAAAATAATTAGAGAGCGTATGGAGGAAAAAATTCCAGGAATTAAAGGCTGGAATGAAACTGTATTCAGAGCCTATTCAGAAAGAATAGTAAACGCTGGATTTAAAAACGAAAGTTTAAATTAATGACTAAAAAAATGACTTTAAATGAATTGCTGGAATCTAATTTATCTTTAGAAGAAATTGACTATATACTAGAGGAAGAAGAGGATCCGAGTTGCAAGCTGCAAGCACCTGCGACAATTTGGCAGCACTATTTAACATATAAGTATGTTAAAATAGCTAAATAACAGAAAGATATAACAATGGACAAAAGAAATATCATAGCGTCATTAGTAGAGAGTGAGACATCTTGTTTATTTGAAGACTTATTAGAAGATAAAACTTTTAAAAAGTTATTCTATAAATATTTAAAAACTAAAGATACAGAAATGGCTAGCGAATTGTTAGCTGATTATGCAAACGAGAATTTATGCTGATGAAAACAATGACACCCTTGAATAGATTATCAGAAATTTATGTTAAATGGATGGATAAAAATAATCTAGAAAAAATGAGCGCGGATGAGGTATTACTAGGAACGCCTGGCCTAACTATAGCTCAATCTAATTGGTTGAAGAGATTTATAGAAATCTGGGACAGAGCAGCAAGCCGCAAGCAACAAGCCGCAAGCTGCGACACTTTGGTAATATAAAATTAGTATAAATAGTTTAAGGTAAATTAATAAACAGAAAGATATAACAATGATTAATATAATGAATGAGTGTGATTTTACAGACGACTTCATGAGAATAAGACCTAATCAATTCTCATATAACGCTCTCCAAGCTCTTTGGCAGGGCTTCGAAGAATACGAAGAAAACACTGGTGAAGTACTGGAATTCGATCCTATTGATATCTGTTGTAATTATTCCGAATATAAAAACTTAAAAGAAGTACAAGAAAACTATCCCGACATAAAAAGCATGAAAGACCTTGAACGAGAAACAAAGGTCATTTCTTTTGATGGTGGTTTTGTTATACAGAATTATTAGACCTATGAAGAGAATCAAACACAATGATTTGATCCCGTGGTTCACCTGGAATCGCGCGGATCTTCCGGCCAGCTATGTGAAGAGCTGCGAGAAATTTTTCCGGGAGCTAGATACCAGAGCTACAAGCCGCAAGCTACAAGCCGCAAGCTTGACAATAAAGAATAAATGATTATATAGGATATATAATAACAGAAAGAAATAATATGAATAAAATAGAAGCGCTTAATATTACGGGTTCACTTAGTAAACCGTCTAAGATGCCAGGTAAAGCCTACGGCCTACCGGCTAAGGAATGTAAAACAGGATCGAAGCTGGCAAAAATTCCAGGCAGCACCTGCTCGAGCTGTTACGCTCTCAAAGGCTGTTATGTCTTTCCCGTTGTACAATCAGCTCAGTATACGAGACTAGACGCCATACGCCACCCGCTATGGGTTCAAGCTATGACTTTTCATTTATTACACCAGAAGGCAAATGTCTTTAGATGGCACGATTCTGGCGACGTTCAGGACCTGAAGCATCTAGCTAAAATTTTTAAAGTAGCCAGATTAACACCTGATATGAAACACTGGTTACCAACGCGCGAGGCCTGGACTCAAAAGTACCAGGACAGAAAACCAGATAATTTAACAATACGATTTTCCATTCCCATGATTGACCAGAAAGCTTCTGGCAATTGGAAAAACACGTCAACGGTCGTTACCTCCGGGGCCACTTGTCCCGCTCCTAAGCAGGGCGGCAAGTGTTTAGACTGTCGGATGTGCTGGGATCCTTCTGTTAAAAATGTTGCTTACGGGGTTCATTAGCCCCGTGAGCCGCACAAATTTGCCCGGGCTACCTTCACTCCGTAGCAGTTCTACCACCAGGGAAACCTGGTGCCGGGCTCCAAGCCACAAGCCGCAAGCCACAAGCCGCAAGCTTTCGAACCAACCTTTTCAAGCCGCAAGCCTCAAGCCACAAGCGACAAGCTCATGAAGCCACAAGCCACAAGCCACAAGCCACAAGCGTCAAGCTCCTAAACCCTCAAGCTTCAAGCGGCAAGCCTCAAGCGACAAGCTGCAAGCAGCAAGCCTCAAGCGCCAAGCTCATGAAGCCGCAAGCAACAAGCCTCAAGCCCCAAGCTGCAAGCCTCAAGCTTCAAGCCGCAAGCGGCAAGCTCCAAGACCTTGTGTCCTTGGTAAAGTTTCACGTAGCTAGAGGCGAGAGACTTTACTATGATAAATGAATTGTGAGGGTGCCTCACATGGAAGGCAATTTGATGCGGAGAGAGACGCACTTTGTTGGTAGTTGTGACTTTCAGTTCAACAGTGAAAAAAGTATTATTTTTGTTGTATCCCAACAGGTCTGGTGTACCTAAAGCCGCCATGTTTTCTACTCTTGTCCAAGATATTTCAGGTGTAACTTTTTTAAGTTCATTCCAGAATTTACGTTCAGGTTTCAAGGCAACAGGGTCAGTTGGATTTATTCAAATACTTCATACTCTAAACTGTCTCCTTCAATCATAATTTTTTAATTACTTCTCCCATCATCCATTTTTCAGGTTCAATGGTAAGTACCATTCTATGCGATTCTCTTACTCCTAACAATTTATTTTCTAATAATTGAATACCTTTGATGTCATAAAATTTACCATCAGGTAAAGCAACTTGAACCCTTGCATTACTAGCCATCTCAGAGGTTAAAAATTTATCTAATATAGATCTTAATTCTTTTGTTTTCATAATTCTCCTTTTTAAACCTGGAGCCCAGTATCAGTGGGTATAAATGATCATCATCCACGTCGTAAGCCAACTCCAGAACTTGACATATACTCATTGTTACCTTAAAAGTCAAGCCATGGGTTTACCAAAAAGTTTAACTGAGATGCAAATGAAATTTGCTCAAGAGTTAATAAGTAATGAAGGTCGTAAGACCAAAACAGATTGTGCAGTGGACGCTGGCTATTCAAAAGATAATGCCAGATTTACAGCTAGTAAATTAACTAATCCAAAATTGTATCCTTTAGTGGTTCGGTACATTGGAGAGCTTAGAGAAGAATACCAAAAAAAATATGAAGTCACTTTTGAAAATCATATCGCAGAATTGGCTAAACTTCGTAACGAAGCCAGAGTTAAAAAAGCCTGGAGTGCAGCGGTTAACGCGGAAGTTGCGCGTGGTAAGGCGGCCGGCCTTTATGTCGAACAAAAAATCATCCGAACAGGAAAATTAGAAGATCTTTCAGCTGAACAATTAGAGTCCAGAATGAAAGAAATCATTAATGAATACTCACCGATTTTAGAAGGTATTGAAGTAGAAGAACTTACAGAAAAAGTTAAGACAGCAAAAGACCAAACCAACTTAACATTACCAAAGCAAGTATCCCCAGTGCTACACGAGAATGATCAATCTTCATCAGAATCCGATACTTATTCTTCATCTTCATCATCAAAAGAATCGTCATCGTCGTCTTCTGGCTCATAACTATCTTCTCCGTTACAAATACATTTTTCTCTAATAGCATTAATGTCTTCTTCAATTCTATCTAAGATATCTTCAACAGTTTCGTGTTTTCTTTTGATCATAATGTTTTCTTTATTGGCAAGATAGACACTCGTCAGAATCTGCATCTAAATCTGAAAGTGTTTCTTTTTTGTTTGGTTTGCAGTTGTCACAAAAGAATTGATTATCTGTTACAAAATAATCTTTTGCACACTTACTACATTTATTGGTTTGAGGTTGTCCCATGAATTCTCTTTACAGTTAAATATTTATTTTTTCAAGAGCTTTTATACACCCGATTGGATAAACATTTCTATCACTAAATGATTCTTCTTTACTATCATAACTTGCAAATGATCTAATACATTGGTTATCTTTACTAAAAATATATCCATAACTAATCATAGTAGCCATTTCAAACTTGCTAAACTCTATTGCATCGGAATGACTAGCGTCTCCAACAATGTCAAACCAAGTTATTTTATAGAAATAATAACGTTTTTTATTTATTACCAACGATTTGTACTTAAATTTTTTATTTTTTTTCATTTAAAAAGTTCTCCTAATAGTACTTACCACAACTATTCAATATTATTAAACGCGAAAATATTTTTGAAAAGTGTGTTTTTGTGTCAAACATGTAATAAGTCTTATATATCAACAACTTATTCGGTTACACTTTGGTCACAACGACACACTACGTTGAATAAGTCATTGAATTTAAAGACTAATTCACACATTGCGTTTTGTGACCTCTTTTTTAGTTATCATAATGTTAACTACTTTCCTTTTTTTGTTGGTAATACTGGTCTATTTTCATCAAAAATTTGCCTTTATAGTCTTTAAACTCACTTCCATTGATAATAAACCTCTGAAAGAAGCAATCTGGAGTGCACATTAGGATCACTCCTTGCTCCATATCGGTCCCATACACCTGATCATGAGCCAAAGCATAGGCTGCCATTTGTAATTTATAGTCTTCAATCCATTCTGCTTTTTTAGGTTTGTTCGTTTGTTTGAAATCAATAATGGACTCTCGCCCCATGTACACACCACATAGATCAGTTGCTCCTGCATACAATCCAGGATAATACAATGTGACCTCAGACCCGTATATTTCTTCTAATTCAGGAAATCCTTTGTCTATGATCGTTTCTGCCATTCTCTTGGCCTGTACGCCTAAATCTGTTAGATCTAGGAGCCCTTGTCCTTCGACATGATGCTCTAAATAGTTGTGCATAGCCGTGCCTCTCGCTGCTGCAGTGTTTTTCACTCTTTCTGCCTCAATTTCGCCCACTTTCTGTCTCCATTTAGCCAAGGACGCTCGCTTCTCGCTGCTCTGTGTGGCCGCTAGAACCGTGGTAACCGAAGGTAGCTTCTTCTCTTCACCTACATCATAGTGTCTTGCATTATTAATCAAAGACCGCATGGACTTCGGGTATTCGTATAGTTTATTCCATTTCATTTTATTATCCCATCCTTTTCTAGTTTATTTTGCCAATCCACACTTATCTTTTGTTTTTTAGGACCTTTATTATTATCCGATAAAGATAACCAGCGTAAATTTTCAATTTTATAATCTAATACATTTTTATTAATATGATCTACTGCACGTAAATTATTTTTATTTTCAATAAAAGCCAATGCAGCAAGTCTATGTATTTTGGTAGCCAAATTTACTTTTTTATTATTTTTATAACCAAAAACAAGGACAGACGGATATCCATCGGTTAATTTAGCCTTAGCCGATAATATTTTCCCTGTTTTAATATTTTGAACAAAAGGATAAATAGGTCCATCTTTTATTCTATAGACATTGTACCCACCTGTTTTAAAAATACGATATGTATTTTTTGGTAACGTAGAAAATTGATTATAATGAATACGATAAAAATCATCAGGTAATTCACTTAGATCAACGTAATCAATATTTTTAATTATTGCCTTATCTTTTTTTACAGGAAATAAATCTAACTGTATACCTTCGGTTGTAGTACTATTCCATTTCATATAATAATTTATCTCCATCTATTAGTTCTACATTATGTTTTTTTGCCACTTCCATAGCCCCAGGGGTAAACCTAGAACTAGTAATCACCATCATTACTTTTTCATACTCATCATCCTCTACTTCTTTAGCACCGATCAATTCTCTAATCACATCAGGACCAATTGGTTTTTTCCAATGTTTGCACTGGACAATAAGTTTTTTAATAACACCATCTTTAAATTCTTTTAAACCACGTATATCAATACCCCCATCGTAATTATTTCGATCTATAATATCCCAGCCCTTTTTTCCCATATATTTAGACATACGTTCTTCAAAACCAGCGGGGGATAGTTCATTAATAGAAACTGCTTTATGGGATTCATGATCACTTACATATAACAACCCATGAAGACTTTTAGTTCTATAAATCACTTCTTTTTTTGTCATGCCTTTGGATCCCCAGATAGATTCTTTTACAAAAGTATAGTTTTCAGGAACAGGAATATTGTTTCGTTCTGCCAATAACAATTGGTATTTAGAAGGTTTAGATCCGGAAGGTAATTTTCTAACGTGCGCTCTTCGTTCTCCACTAAATTTCTTGTTCTCATTATAAAAAACCCTTTCTCGTTTTTCGTTACCTTTTAATCTGTTATAACGAACACGAGGTAAATAACAATGACGGGCTATATCGGTATGAACTCCGGTAGGCACACGTTTTCCCCGATATTGCATCGTAGAATCTCGTTCAATTAAAAATTTCCAATCCCGAACGGCAGCAGCCACTTTCAAATAAATAGATTCACAAGATTTTTCTAAATTAGAATCTTCATGAATTTGTCCAGAGTTTAAAATACAATAATTAAAATCCATTGTTTCTTTATCAATAATATCAAAAACAACTCTTTCTTTTTCATCGGTTATAAAAAAAGTAATCCAATGTTTAGATTCAATAAACCGAACATATTTAAAATTAGGATCATCTTTTATTTCAAAATAAGCATTGAAAGGAATCCATTCTCCGGTACCATTTTGAAAAGACTCACGTAAAATATTTTTTATGGTATTCGTAGTTTCTTCATTTAACTTTTTCAGGTGGGTAGGCACAATATCGGTAACATCAAATTCGTCTATATTTTCATAATCAAGATAAATTGATTTTGTATTAACACATAGTCCATTTTCAATGCGCATAAGCGCCTGATGGGGTTCCAACCATCCACAACTCATTATTAGTGGGGTCATCATAGTCCAATATACATAACAATCTGGATTTATTTCCGAGGGCTTAGAAGGGCCCATTTCATGGTAATTAATAAAACCTGTAAAAGGTAAAGAAGTACCATGATTAGTATGATACATCAAAATAGAAACATAACTAATACGATAAATAATTTCACTATTTGATATTTGATATTTTATTTTTTCATGAGATTTATAGTTTTTTAATATGTCCATACTACTTTCCAAAGAAAGTATTTTTAAAAGATTAAAAGTAGCAGACGTTATTTTTCCAAGATCTCCGTGACATTCACTAAACGAAGCGGACCATCCCTTTTTTATTTTTTCTTGAGGGATATGAGGAACAATTTCATGTACCATGTCAATTAATCTCATTAATTGTTCCATTAACATTTTGTAATAATTCATTTGTAATAAATTTAATTTATTAGGTATATTTTTAACTAAATTTATTTTTTCTTTTGCCAATTCTGATTGTTGTATAGACAGTACTAAATCGTTTATGTGAAAAGATTCTATAGCACCTTTTTTTAAAAAACTAGGCCCATGTTTTAATATTTGTGTTGTGATTTCGTGAAATTCATATTTTTTATTTTCATATTTTTTTAACATGTGTTCATAAAGCGAATTAATTGCTTTATTATTTAATAAAGTAATTTTAAAGGCAGTTGTTTTTGATATTTTTGGACAAACAATATAAAGAACACATTTTTCTTTTAGCTGTTTTAATAAATTTAAATCATCTAAAGAAGCTATCACCCCTATTAAAACACCATCATGGATACTTTGAAGATTTAATAATTTTTCTAAATGTTGACTAGTTTGTTCTTCATCCTCTTTATAATTACATAATTCAATGAAACCATATCCTTTTTTTCTATAATCTTCTGGCGAAACTAATAATAAACCATCTTTATAGGGTGTAATAGGAATTGCTTTATCTTTTACAATTTCTTTATATTCAGAATAATCAATTTGTTCATAATCTTTAAGTTTTATAGCAACACCATGAAGTTTGTGAAATTTTTCTTGATACTTATCAGACATATCAAATTTCTGTTTTGAAAGAAAAACATCAGGAAGCGTAAAACCTATGTTATACACATCTTCTTTAATTTCTATTTCATCGTTAACTAAAACATTTGAGTTTTCAAAATTAGTATTTAAATTATTCATTTTCTTCCTTTCTTTTATTATTTATATTTTCTCTTTCAAACTGTCTACATACTCCTGGGTTTCAGGATCTAGTTCCTCTTCTTCTTTCTTTCCAAATATATCGTTCCAATTCTTTCGGTAGGTATCATCCGGTATTCTAGAAACACCATCCCATTTACGTCCATGTTCTTTATCAGCCATAAATCTCCTTTTGCATTTTTCTAGCTTGTTCTACTTGTTGATCTAACTCTTTATATTCTTCTTTTACCATTTTAGTTGCACCACGATCGTCTTCCTCAATAATAAAAAAATCCTTACCATTCCAATAGTATCCTGCAATATTTTTTTTCATTGTTTCCTTGTGATAAATTGTAGAGTATTCCAAATCGTATCATCAGTGATTTCTATCTCCCCTTGATTCTGACAGGTAATACAATCGTCTTGTTTTTTCTCATCCTTAGTGTTTCCCACATATCCGTTGCCATTGCAATTAGGACAAATCATAAATCCAGTCATAATTGTTTTTCTTTCCTAGCTAAATAGTCTCGAGTGTTTTGTTCGACATCGGTTTCTAATACAGAAATTACTTCATCTGCTTGTCTACCTCCATCGCCCACTACTAGATTAACTGCTTCTCTGATTTCTTCTACGCTGTGCTTAGTCATATTTGAGACAACCTTTCTTGAAATAAAACTTGATTAATTTTCCGAGTCATTATTTTATGGACACGATCGGAATCTAAATTAAGTGCTTCACATACCGTTTCAAAAGTTCCTTCTTTGTGTTTAAACCAGTTGCGAGCGCTCTTGGTATCACTTACCTCTGTAAACACTTTATGTTTTACTTTTAAAACACGATTTGGCTTATGTAAGGCATCAAAAATAGCAGTCGCCATAACGGACCTCCACAATTTTTCTTCTGCAGTTAAAAGACTATCGCCAGACTCTAATTGTATAGGTTTACTTTGTGAGTTTGCCATTTAATTTTCTTGCTTTCTCGTTTACTAATGTTTTAACTACTTGACTACGGCTCAACGTTACGTCCGGATTTAACTTATTTTGTAATTTGGTAATGATGGCGTAGGTATCATTATCTACGGTTACATTACTGTACTTGCTTTTGTCTGTCATTTGATTTAACCTTTCTTTATTTAATTAAATACGTTATATAGGACTTTAACATATTAAGTCAAGCCTTATGAAAACATTTATTTTAATTGCGATGTTATGTCATCTAAACCCTAATGGCCAAGAATCTTGTGTGCCATTGGTTGCAGATCCACCTGTTTATTATCCAACAGAAGAAGTATGCAATAAAGCAGCTATAGGTAAAAGAAAAGAATTAAGAAATACTGCAGAGTTATACAAACTATATGTTACCGAAGTGTATTCTACTTGTATAGAAGACAAAAGAAAATTACCCATTTAAGGGTGGCCTTGACCGCGTTCTATTTTTTTAGGTTTCTTATATTTTTTGGAATGTCTTCCTGGGCGTTTGCGTCTTTTTCCTTTAATGAGTTCGCTGACCCCAACTTGTGCTTTTTTAGCCATCTTTTATCTTCGTTTGTTATTCTTAAATATTTAATGGAGCCATTAACATATTGTCTAGTGTCTTCTCCACAGTTAGTACATCTATAATAATCTGTCACGATTGCAACTAAAATTGCTTCTTCTTCACATACAGGGCAAATACCATGAACGGTGTCTATTTGTTTAATTAAATCTCTTATAGTACTTCTTTTTACCATGGTTTATATACTGTTTTCCCTAGCTCCTCGTCTCTCGCCGCTCGAAGGGAGTTGCTACGGTTCTTCTCTGAGTTCCATGAGACATGGACCCAGCCACTGTCGGGCTCACCATCTCGATAAAACTCGAGAATCAATTGATCGTACTCTAAATTTTCTTTAATCCAAGTAGCTAGGATTTTATTATCAATCCCTGGAACTTCTAGGTCTGCCGCGTTGCCGGTTGCATGTTGACTAGTTATTTTAGATCCTATGGCAATACACAATTCAGGACTACGGTACCCTGATGAAATCATTACCGGTGCTTCAAAATGAGACCGGATGGGTTGTAATACATTGACACACAAAGCTTTTAAATTATCAATGTGGGCAGGTGATGGGTTGTTGGGTATCCCTTTTCGCTCTGCTGTTTGAGACTTGACGAGTTCGCTTAATTGAAAATTGGCTGAGAGTTTCATTATTTTTTTTCTATATCGTAAAACATATCATCAGTGTCGTCTGTTTTCCAGTCCTTGTTCTCTACGTTCCACGTTGTAGTTTGGACTTTATAGTCTGGCTTAGCGTCACTAGTAGTAAAACTAGGTATGTTCCACAGAATACGATTATTAGGCTGAGCTGCATAATTACCGTTATCAAGAGCCAGAATGTGTGCACACTTATGTTCATGAGAGATTTCAGAATGTTCTGTATCCAAAACATTGGAGTCTGGATGAGCCCAGTCAATGGTGAATAAATATTCTCCAGGATACATTTTTTTATCCTTGCCAAAAAATTTACCACGTTGTCCATCTAAAAAAGAATAATTAGTAACAGCAGGATGATAACTAAAACAGTTCCACAACTGTAACTCGTCAACTTGCATATCTGGCACTTCGGTTCTTTGAAGATGTTTTTGAAAAAAAGCTGAGATAGGCAATCGATAGTAGACCGCACCATTCGGTAGTAAGGCGTGAAACAAGATGGCTCGGGTGGCGATTGATGCAAACCCGAAGACCACACACTCTTCACTTTGTCCATGATGACTTTTAAGATCATAAAGATATTCTTTCCTAACGGAACAATATAAAGGTGGTATATTTGAGTTAAGATACGCCATAGTTTAGCCATAAATGTCTCCCCAGCTTTTGCCGGATTCATAATCTACTTTGTTAGGAACCTTGAGTGTAACAGCATTTTCCATAATCTCAACTATCTTTTTAGCATGTTCTGGAGACTCTACCGAGATATCTAATTCATCATGTATTTGAATATGTGGTATAATACCTTCTTCATAAAGATCTAACATAGCTTTTTTAGTCATGTCGGCTGCACTTCCTTGTATCAATTTGTTTAACGCTTTGTAAGTCATGGCTCTTTTAATTCGTCTACGTCCATACGTTAGTTCTGCTTCTTCATAAGTCATAGGAGTGTGCATACCAAAAGTATCCGGTTCCCATTTATTAAAACGACATCGTCGTCCTAGTAAGGTTCCAATAGATCCGGATCCTTGCGCATGAGAAGAAGTTCGATTCATTAAATCTTTTACAAACGGAACGTTCTGGTGATATTGATTAAATAATTGTTCTGCTTCTTGTTTGGTACTTAATCCTAGTTCTGCTTGTAATTTTGCTTTACCCATTCCATAAAACAATCCTAAGTTAATAGTCTTAGCTTGAGATCTAGAAATGCCTGCCATGTCTGCCACGGTTTGGTGAAAGTCTACGGAGTTATCTTTAAACTGAGCCACAATTTTAGTAACCGATTCATCAAAACAAATCGGTTCAGTGGAAGCTGCATAGTGTACCACTAATCTTGGTTCTTGTTGAGAGTAATCAAAACAACCCCACAAATGATTTTCTTCTGGAATAAATAATCCACGAATCATAGGACCTAAATCTTTATTTCTAGCAGGAATTTGTTGTAGGTTAGGATTAGAATAACTAAATCTACCGGTAACGGTTCCTCCTTGATCAGAACGAATAGGATTAATATCCGCATGAATTCTTCCTTTATGAGAATGTTTTAAAATCGTATCAATAAACGTAGTGTGAGCTTTGTTGATTTCTCTGGCTTTTGCTATCTTCTGTACTAAAGGATGTTGATGGGTAGACAAATAATTCTTAGTAAAAGAAGGAGCATTTGATTTTGCCGTTCGTTCATAAGTTAAACCAAGTTTATCAAACACGGTTGCAATACTTCTTGCTGCCCATATTTGTGGTTCTATTCCGGTTTCTCTTTTTATATCTAACAATAAGGTTTGTTCTTTTGAAACTAATGTTTTTTTCAGTACATGCGCTTTTTCATTGTCCACACGAACGCCTTTAAATTTCATATCAATCAAACAAGGAAACAATCTAGTTTCTAAATCAAATACTTCGGTTAAGTTTTGTTTATTAATTTCTACGGATAATGTTTTAAATAATTGTAAAGTTAGTTCAGCATCTTTTTCTGCATAGGCTCCCACATACATTGCCGGAAGTTTGTACATTTCTGATTTAGCATCCACGCCTGCTTGTTCGGCCGCTAGTTTTAAACCTTTTTCATCTTTGACTTCTCTTAAATAATCATAACCAATACTATTTAAGGTATAAGAAAATCTATTTTCATCAATCAAAGAAGCCATCACCATCGTATCTACTAGGTGACCATTAATAGGAATACCTAGGGCACGAATCCAACAAACATCGTACATAGCATTGTGAAATATTTTTACTCCATCGGTTGCACATACTTCTTTGAACCAATCTAATACAATTCGTTTATCTAAGTTACCTTCTCTATGTGCAATAGGATAGTATCCAGACCAGCCTTCAATGGCTACGGCAATACCAATTACTTCTCCGTTACCAATGACAGCACCGGATCCTCTAGTTTTTAAATCAGGATCCCTAGTCTCTAAGTCAATCGCAATATACTTTGCTTTACTTAGATCAGGAAACGTTTCCGGACAATTCCATTCGGTCGCTGCTTCAAATAACATAATACATCAACACCACTATAGTTACTAATAAAGCAAAATTCATTTGCTTATATTTTCTATTTCTAATTCACAGTAATGAATAATTTTTTTAAGATCTTCAATACCATTTTTATCTTTATAACGTACTACGTACTTGATAACATTTCCTTGAAAAAAACTCAAGCCATTGGTCTGTATAAAAGTGTATGGTTGTATTTTATGTTTAGAGTAATGATCTCCACCTTCTTGTCTATTAGTAGGAAACAAACGTTCCATGTCTTGTCTAGTAGTCATATGATTTCTTCTCCTATGTTGTATTGGTAATCGTAATCATGACTCATGATGTACAATCGTTCTTTGGCTCTAGTTACTCCCACAAAAAACAATCGGTGTTCTGTGTCTTTATCTCGCAAAGCCGAGTCGTAGATAATTTTTTCTAAATCTGTAAATAAAATAACATTGTCACACTCTTCTCCCTTTACACTATGAATGGTTGCAATTTTAATTCTAGCTTTTTTACTTAGATCCTCGCTGCTCGCCACTAGTTCCTGGATATGTAATTTTTGTTCTTCGGTTACATTCAATAGTTCCCAGCTGCCCGTTACTAGAAGCCCGTGGTTCAGCATCAACTCATCGATGTCTACGGTATCCACTCCGTCCAGAGACTTGCCTCCAGAGAATTTATATTTCACTTGCTCATCTTTAACGGTTAAGTATTCATAGACCTGTTGTGCTTCTGCACCTGAAACACTGGCACCTTTGTTTAAACGATTCCAGATACTAATTGCTTGTACTAAGTCATTAGGAAGTAAAGGATTATATTTACATTCAAACCTATGTCCCAGAGACATCATATACTCTACAATGGGTTTCATTTGATTGTTGGTCCTAGTTAAAATCATCCAGTTACCTGTACTAAAATCTAATTGCTCTAAACTGGCATCTTCCACTACCATCCCGGTTGCATCTCTAGGGATCCAAACCTTCTCTCTTCGTTGCTCTACGTTCTCTAAGATAGACATAGCTACTCGATGCACGCTTCTAGGGACTCGTCTCGATTCTGTTTGTGGATCTAAAGTTCCTTCTAGGTTAATAAAAATAGTAGGGTCTGCACCTTGGAAAGAATAGATTGTCTGATCGTCATCCCCCGCAATGTAGGAACGTTTACATCGGGATTCAATGTAAAAGAACATATCCCATTGCAAGGGACTTAGATCTTGTGCTTCATCAAGAAAGACAACGTCGAGGGGTGGACATTTATCTTTCTTAACAAACTGGGATATCATGTCTGAAAATTCAAACATGGTAAAATCTCTTTTAAAATCTTCTAGGTCTTGTTTAATTTGTTGACATAAACCCATGTCAATAGAATCAATAACATCTAATTCTAGTGCGGCATCATCTAGTTCAGGGATCTTTTTAGATCTCGCATAGTCAATTACTTTCATATAATTGTTTCGGTACTCTGGAATTCCACTTTCATTGGTAATGGTTTCAAACTCTAGGTCCTGACAAATGCCTGAATAGTTTTTAAATCCTTTCCAGTTGGTCCCTTGAAGTAATTGTGTATTGGTATTGATGCCTAATTCTCTCGTCCCTAAAGCATGTAAGGTACTAACCAATACTTCTTTATTCGGATACAACATACTAATTCTATTCCTTGCTTCATTGGAAGCTGCATTACTAAACGATACATATAAAACTTTATCAGGACTGGTGTGTTCTAGTTCACGGGCCAAGTGATGATTGATTAACCGGTAGGTCTTACCCGTTCCAGGAGGTCCAGGAATAATGGTTCTATTGGAATGGAGCATCTTTAGCTTTATTCTTTCTAATGATTACGGTATCTAAATCTATTTTATCAACAGCCCAGATTCGTTCTGTTTTCTCATCAATCTTTTTAAAGACTTGCTTACCTTTAAAAATGTTTTGAACTAATCTCATGGTTTTATTTTTAGGATAGGTTTTATCCGGCCAAGACTTAGTTCGTACTAAAGCTCTCCAGAAATCTTTCCATCTAAAGTAACACACACCTTCTTCTATAAATGCTTTGGACTTTTTAATATCCGATAAGGATTTACCAGGGGCTCTGCTAACAAAATCTACTAAGACTTCTTTTAACTGAACATCAATTCTCATGTCCTCAGGAGCAGGTAAAGGTTCATTCATTTCATTTAATAACTTAGAAATCATTTTTCTCCAGATGAGTTTGGCAATTGGAAGTAATGGTTTGTTCAACTGAGTTAAACATACAATAGAAAACTTTTCAGGATCATGTAATATTTCAGGTTCTACTTCTAAAGTTTCTCCATCTACGGTTACAAAAAACAACGGTGGATCAGAATCTAATTTTTTAATTTGTGTAATCTCCGGCATGGCTGCACCTTCTTTTCCATACTTTCTTGTGTAACAAAGTTTCTCCTGACAAAATCCACAGATAGGTTTGTCATTACATTTGTAATCATAATTCTTTTTTTCAATAGAGTTAATTACACTGATTACATCATTGGCTTTTAAAGGTGGATTTATATATCTTGCGATGTTATATTCTTCGACTTTATTTTTCCAAGTATCTGGATTAACTTTTCTTAAATACACTCCAATATTAAACAGACCATTATTTCTTCCTGCATGATCTACATCTTCTCCTTCTACAATCGCACCATTAGATAAAATGGTTTGTAAACAAGGTGGTCCATCAGGAAAAATAGTTTCTTCGGTTTGATTCTTTTCTAATTGAACATGTATTAGTTGCTCTTTGGTCAAAACATGTTTATTATAATAGGCCGAAAATTGTTCCATGGTTAATGCCTTGCCAACATCATCAAACGCATAACGAACCGAACGATCCCCACCGTGATACGGCATGTTTAAAAAATTACCTACGTCTCCTCGTTCTGCTTTCACACTATTTTGTTTAGGAAATATTTCTGTCTTGGCATATCCTAAGATAGATGCCATCGCTTGTAACTTAGTTCTCATTAACGAGGCAGGTACAAACTCACTGGTAAAACAAAACACATGTGCTCCACCGGATTTTGATCTACATAAGATCAAAGGTAATTCAAATTTTCTTATCTTTTTTATAAATGCAGTATGATCAAAATTATACACATCAATATCAATAGCACCCCATTTGCATTCGTTGTTTTCATTAATAGGTACAATTCCTAATGCTGGTTCTACTCCGTCTATATGAGATTGCCATAAGTGATCAGTAACAGGTTGTTTAATAGTAAAAGATCTAACTTCTTGCTTTCCGTTCGGTCGAACTTCAGCTGTCTTTTTGGTTTGACCATAAGCAGTATCTAATCCCTTAAAGATTTCTTTTAGTCTTTCTAACATTATATCCCTCTAGTTGTTCGGGTGGTATTGCTACCACCCGATTGTGTCAATTATTTGTTACTCAAACTTGCATTAAAGTCTTTTGCTCTTTGATACAAGCTAGCACTCGCTACTGGTCCTGCTGTTTTCACAGCATACCCATACCATTGATTCCCTTTTCCAGAATTCAATACAGTAGATATGTTATACATATGACTGTACGAAGCTGGAGTAAAAGTACCCGTAGCATCTGTCATGGTTTGTGACATTTGTAGTGATTGCCATTTTCTACTTACTTTACCTTGAGATGAACTCATAGATATTAAAGCAGTTTCTGCCGATCCATTATCTCCCACGATAAGAACGTAGTTTTGATGTACCGTTAAAATATAATTACCATTTTGTAATCTATCTTTACCGCCATCTTTGGTTGTCTTAGATAAAATATCAGAATTATCAGGATACATTTGTTCCGGTCTACCTGAACCAGTTCCAAACTCTGCCCATTCTTGATACTCCATTCTATAGTAACACGGTATTACGTTAATACCTTGTTCACCTGCATACAGTTTTTTAGTTACTGTATTTAGTAGCATTCCAGGTTCTGCATCTTCTACGTAATTTTGATTACGTTTCTGTGCTTCTCCTGAACTGTTTTGTAAAAGTTTTAAGATAGGTAGAGCAAGAGATTCTTGTCTTACATTCTCAAAACCTTTGTCGGCATCTTCCCTAAATAAAATAGTAGAAGGCATTTGTGCCGGTTTCTTTACTTGTACTTCGTCCATAGTTAACTCCTTGTTATTTTTGTACGGTTACCCTCGTAAGGTTTAAAAAGATCAGAAGGCACATCGAGTCCAGACTCGATGCGCTCCCTGACTAACGCCTTGAGTGTCTGAGCATGAACACCAATTTTCTGGATAGGTTCAAAGCCCTGACCTCGTGCAAGGACAGCGTAAGTTGCTGCCTTGTTATCTTCGCCACGACCAAAGGTAACGGTGATATCATTTTTAATAACATCACCTAGACCGTTATTACGAAGCCATTGAAAAGCATCCCCTTGTTTGTCGGCAGGGATAGACGCGCTGTAAAATTTTCCTACTTCTACAGACTCTCCGTCACTTAGCTTTAATTTTGTAATATTCATTTCCTTCATCATGGAAGGAATTTCAAACTCTGCTAAAACTTTTGCTTGCTCTTTTAATTTCTTAACACCTTCTTCAGCATTAGCAATTTCATCTTCTAAATTTTTTAATTCCTGCACTTTATCGGTTAGTTGTTTTGGATCAACCACAGCTTTCATTGCATCTATTTTGTCGTCTCTAAAATCTATACTCATATTATAACCTTTCTAATTTTCTTTCTAATATAATCCCTCAAAATACGTTTGTCAAGCCTCCGAACTAACTTTTTGATATAGATCAATTTCAATTGGATAATATCTTCTTTCCTGTTTATCCCACTTCAATAAGTTATATTTACCGTTGGTAATATCAGAAACAATAGAACAGGCAACACCAATAATAGCGGGATCTCCTGTTAATAATAAATAATCTTGGGGTGTGTAATTTTGTAGCAGTTTTCTTAATTTAAAAATTAAAGGTCCTGCACTTAAAATAATTTGTGCGTTCTCAGGTAATAAAACTTTTAGTGTACCAAATTGAGAGGCACCAATAATATTAATTTTTGGTCTACCTTCTCTTGTCCCTGGGACATCTTGTATTACATATACTGTATTATTCATTCTTGACTTTATATAACCTAATCTATATATCTTTTCAACAGAAAGAATAAGTATATGCATTATAAATTTAAAAGCAAGCCTTTTGCTCATCAATTAAAGGCCTTAGAAATGTCGTGGGACAAAAAAGTATTTGCGTACTTTATGGAAATGGGGACTGGTAAATCTAAAGTTTTGATTGATAATATTGCCATGCTTTATGACAAAGGTAGAATTAATGGAGCGTTAATTATTGCTCCTAAAGGGGTTTATAAAACTTGGACGGACGAACAAATTCCAGACCATATGCCGGAGCACATAGAAAAAGAAGTGGTATTGTGGGAATCTACAGCAGGTAAAAAGAAAGAAGAGGAACTACAAAAATTATATAAATCTTCAGACGACCTTCATATTTTAGTGATGAACGTAGAGGCTCTGTCTACTAAAAAAGGAAAAATATTTGCAGCTAAATTTTTATCTTGTCATGAGTCTATGATGGCGATTGATGAATCTACTACCATTAAAAATCCTACGGCCATCCGAACTAAAACTATTTTAGATTTAGGAAAAGATGTTAAGTACAAAAGAATTTTAACTGGGTCACCGGTTACTAAATCACCTCTTGATTTATTTACTCAATGTTATTTTTTAGATCCCTGGTTGTTAGAACAACAATCGTATTATAGTTTTAAAACTAGGTACGCTATTACCAGACAAATCAATGTGAGCGGAAGAATGATCCACATCGTAAGTGGATACAGAAATCTTGGCGAATTATCTAATCAGTTAAAACCTTTTTCTTTTAGATGTTTAAAAGATGATTGTTTAGATCTTCCTGCAAAAACTTACATGAAACGAATCATTCAACTGACATCGGAACAACAAAAAATATATGATCAAATGAAAAAAATGGCTCTTGCAGAATTGAATGGTAAACTTACCACGACTGCAAACGTTATTACTCAAATGATGAGATTACAACAAATTACTTCAGGTCATTTTAAATCAGATGATGGAAAAGTTCAGGTGATTAAAAATAATAGACTCAGTGAATTACTAGATGTGTTATCAGAGATGGAAGGTAAAGCAGTTATCTGGGCTCACTGGAGACATGACATTCAAACGATTGTAGACGCTGTTAAAAAAGAATATGGAGATAATTCAGTGGTTACTTATTATGGAGATACTTCTACAGACGATCGACAAAAAGCAATTAAATCTATTCAAAATCCAGACAGTCCTGTGCGTTTCGTTGTAGGTACCCCACAAACGGGTGGTTATGGTATCACACTAACCGGTGCTAGTACCATGATTTATTATTCTAATGGATATGATTTAGAAAAAAGAACTCAATCCGAAGCAAGGATTGACCGTATTGGTCAAACTAGAAACATGACCTACATTGATATCATTGCAGAAAAAACAATTGATGAAAAAATTGTATTAGCTTTACGAAAGAAAATTAACATTGCGTCCCAAGTTATGGGCGAAGAGTTAAAGGACTGGATTTAAATATTTTTAGTAGGAATTTGAATATGTCTCAGAACTTTCCCTTTCTGCGGACCTCCCTTAATAACATATCCGGTAGTGCCATTACCATTAATTTCTACTTCTTTTCTACTTCTTAAAAGAGTTTCGTCTGTCAATTTTTTTAATTTTCTATCAATTTCTTTTATGATAAAACTTGTTAATCTTTCACTTGTCATTTGGACATCCTATCTATGTGATTATAGATTCTACCAATAACCTTGTCAAGATCCATTAATTCTTGCTGCACCATAGCTGCCATTGTTTGGAGCTCTATAAGTGATACTAATACCCAAGTAGATAAACCCATTAAAATAGTACCTAGTAAAGCTATTAATAGTGTGTTAGTTTTTCTACTCATTTAATTACTCCTTTTTAATATTCGTATACACCGCCTTTAAGGTCTACTAAACCCGTTTCGCGGTTCAAAAACTTGTATTCGATTTTAGTTATATCAAAATCTTTTTTAATTTTTTCACATATCACTTCAGGGTCAAATTCCCCGCAAGAATATACGTCAAATTGCATTAAAGCTGGGGAAGGTTCATCCCAGACATGCATCACAATGTGTGATGTTTCTATGATAGCTGCGCCGGTAATACCTCTATTACCTGGAACGTTATGGTAGATCACATACGGACCCATCAAGACCTTCATGTTAATACATTTAATGAAGTCTTGCAACCATTCTTTTAAGAAGGTTTCATCCATCGGTGGATTTACCGCTTCTGCTCGGACAATAAGATGTTTATGAACGAGTAGACTATCTTTCATGGGAAACTAATTAATTTGTACGAATGCAATAACTCCACTAACTAATGCACCGATTAAAATGTATAATAACTTATCTACCTTGCCGTGTATTTTATCTATGTCTTGATGAATATGTTTTTGTGTACAACGAATATTGTCTACATCTTTTTTTACACCAGTCACATGACCATATAATGATATGATGTGTTCTCCAGTTGTTTGTGGTTTTTTAGCCATTATTCGTCATCTCCAGAATCATACCCTGGGTCGTTGTCATCCCCTGGGCCTACTTCACTTCCACCACCGTAATCCCCTGCTGCATCGTTAGGACTTTCATCTTCGTCGGGTCCTCTAACATCTCCAAAAGTAGTCCCTACTGTATTTCCACCAAAAGTATCAACACCGCCATCATTAAAACCATAAGGGTTATCAAGTTGATCGTATCCGCTTAAAGCTGGATCATTATAACCAAGAACATTCCTACCTATATCATATATACCTTTACCTATATTATACATTCCTAACAAAGGAGCTAATTGTGGAGCGAACATACCTATTCCGGTATTAACAAGGCCTCTTTCTAAAAAACTTGCATTATTATATTTACCAAATAAATCTCCAACCCCTCCAGGGCCAGGAGGTCCAGGAGGTCCTTGATTTCCATCATCACCAGAAGGAAGAAGAGCATCTTTAATTCCAGTAATCCCAGTGATTCCAGCGTTTTGAATAGTAGAAGCTAATCTAGGGACACCGCTATAAACATCATCTACCGAAGGTACATACTCCCCTATGTCACTTAAATACTGTTGATATGCTTCGTAAATATTAGTCATTAACTTAATCCTCTTTGTTTTAAACGCATTTGTTGTTCATCAGGACTTAATAAAGCACTTTCCGTCGGTGTCAATCCTTGATTTAACGCTGCCATTGGAGGAGCAGGTGGAGTAACTACTTGAGCATTAGGTTGAGGTTGCGGTGCTAATGGTGGAACCATAGTCACTTGCTGCTCGCTGCTAGCTGCTGGGGCCTGGCTTAAGTAATCTGTTAAAGGCAACTCTATATTAAAATCGTCATTTAAATCAAGCCTAAACATATCTCTTCTCATTTGTTGAATGACTCTAAATGTTTCTCTACTTAATCCAGCTGGAATTTCTAGATCATTAAACTCTTCTCTCAATGCTTCTTCTTGTTCTTGAAATTTTTTTCTAGCTGTTTTAGTTATATCAAAAGGAATAAATTTATCTCTACGAATAGCGTTGTAGTTTTTACTTTCTGCACGTTCTTTAAACAAAACAAACAAATCTTTTCTATCTGCTTCTAATATTTCTGCAGCTTGTATTTTTCTTTTTAATGTTTGAAACTCTTTAAAACGTTGTTGATTCGCTACATAATATCTTGAAATAATAGTGTCTTCATCAATAGCACCACCTTTTAATACATCTGAAGTAAATAAATTTCTTGTTTGTCTAATTCCTTGTTTAAAGTCATTAATTTTATAGTTAAGACTTTTAATCGGATTTAAAGGAATAGGTCTTAATCCTACTAATCCTGCTAATTCTTTTCCCGTGTCATATTTTTCTCCACGTTTTCCTGGGAGTTCTGCCATAGCTCTTACTAGTCGGTCGGTTTGTTTATAAGATAAAGGAGCTACTTCTATAAATGCATATTTAGCAGCCTTAGCTATTTTTTCACCCCAAGGAGCCCTATCATTCCATAACTGTCTTCCTTCTGCAGTTCGACCATTTCTAATAATTAAATTATTCATAACGTTAAACCAAATAGACTCATCTACATAAGGTCGTACAAATCTTGTTAAACCTTTAGTTAAACCTTTTAAAACTCCTACGGTTAAGGGAGCATCAGGATTAAACGCATCTTCTGAATTTACTCCAGCGATGACTGATTGAAAGGGATTGACTACGGTATCATAAACTAAAGCTCCCGTACCATCGATGTAATTAAAACTACCATCTTCGTTTCTAGTTAAAAACAAAGTAGAGGTTTCTGAAAAACCTGGAATAAATTCTCTAGCCGCAGAAATCATTTCTTTCGTAATTCCATACATTCCTGCTACCATAGCGGTAGCTACTACTGGTGCCGTTGCTGTTGCAGCTCCAAATCCAACTAATCTATTTAATCCCACTGTTTGTAAAATAGGATTTTGAGCTTCTTTTAATCCTAACTCCGCAATATTAGCAGCGGTCCTGGTTACTTCAATAGGAAATGATACAAAGTTTCCAGTAGGTAATCTTCTACTTGCTTGTCCAAATTGTCCTACGTATGCATAATTAGGAACTGTGTTTCTAACAATATTAGCAGCTTCTTTCATGATAGAAAGATCGTCAGGCATTTTTTTAATTAATCCTTTTTTTAATGCTTTAGTGTACGCATTTTTATAGGTATCAAATTCTCCTAAAAAGTTAAATATTTTCCATTGGTCATCTTCTGCTACATATACATCGGCTGCTTTCTCGTATATTTTTTTCATGGCTTTTCCAAACTTGCCAAAAAATTTCATGTACACATCTCCACCGCTTCCAATATCATCTAATAATCCTTGAATATCTCTTGCAGAAGCAGAAGAACTTACGACTTGTTCTTCTAACAAAAATTTATACATAGCCTGATCTTTAGGTGTATTACGATACAATATTTGTGGTTGAATCGTGTTAAACGCTTGTTTAAAATTTTTTACCATAGTAACTGGGTTTTTAAATAAATTACCGGTCCCTAATGCAAATTGAGCGGATGTTGTAAAGTTTCTAGCATGGGTAAAAGGACCTAACATTGTTTTAGATATTTGAGTTAATCCTTTAGGAATTAAAAATAAATTTCTATAAATAGTGGTCTTTGCTATATCGTCAAACAATAATTTTTCACTAAAATTAAATGCGTCTTGTAATTCTCTAGTAGTAAACTGACCATTTAAAGGATTGGTATAAATAGATTCTCCTAAAGGAGATTTTATTTGCATACCTTGTGGGTTAGCAATAACCGGTTGATTTCTTAAATTTTTAATAGCTTGTACACGAGTAGGATACACCGCAGCACGTTCTCCTTTTTTTATTAATTCTTTAGATTGTTGTAAGACTCCATTATAAAAATCATCCTTAGCTGCCAACGTAGATAGATCGCTCATGGTGTTAATAATGGTATTTCTTATATCTCTTTTTTGACCAAAAAATCTTTGAAAAGATCTTAAATCTTTTTCAGATTGAATTAACGTAGTAGGTTTAAAAGTACCCCCTTTAACGTTATCTGCAATATTAATAAGTTGAGTTGCCTTATCATCTAATACGCTTAATACGGTTAAAGGAAATTCTGGAGTTTTAGTAAGAGGATTAAATGTAATATTATTATAGACATCATCTATAATGTCATCCAAATCTTGAGGACCTAGATTTACTCCATTTTGTTTTGCATAACGTTTAAATACTTCTTTAACTCCATCAATAGCAGATTGAGCTGGTTTATAATTAAGCATAGGAAGAATACTTTTACCTTCTGCTATTCTATATTCGGAATTAAAAATATTTCTCATTCGGTCATTCATAATTTTGGAAAACTCTGAACTAGACGCATTGATATTTTTCCCTTGTAATACTGTATTTTTAAATACATTCATTTGATTTCTAACTTTCATCATTTCTCCTACTAAAACATTTCCCTGTTTTTTAGTAAGTCCTATTTCATCTAAGAAACCATAGAATTGATTTAATTGTTTACCATCAAATCCTTTAAAGACTACATTGCCTCCTTGAATAACATCATCCGTAGAAGTTAATAATTCATCTAATCTTCCTGTTAATCTTTTCCAAGCAGGATTACGACTAGACATTCCCGATTCTTTAGCAATGTTATATAAACTTTTATCAATGTCTTTAATTAAATCTCTAGCAGTAATTTGACCTCCTGCTATTTTTCCTTCTACTTTTTTTACACCTTCAAAACTTAATTGATCTTTAGCTCCCCTAGGTCTAAAAGGTTGTGCTATATATTTATCAATTAATCTATCTAACTCATCATCGCTATATTTTAAATTTTTTCCAGCTTCGGATATTCTTTTTGCAACTCTATTAAGTCCATAGGCAATAGGGACAGATACCACTGCACCTTCCGCTGCAAATTTAAAACGGTTCCATAATCTTCTAGCTGCTTCATCTTGTGTTGTAAATTTTTTGTCTCTATCTAAAGCACTGGGTCCTCCTAACACATCTCCCCAAGTTCCAATTCCTTCTAAATCTGCTACCAGAGCAGTTCCCGTAGCTCCTCCTAAAGTAACGGCAGCAAAATTTTGTTTTCCTGATAATTTGTTAAAATTTTTAGCACTAATAGAAGCCTTTACCGCCCCTGGATTAGCTCTTGCTACTTTATTTAATTTAGCAGCTTTAGACCATTTGCCATAAATTTGTTTTGCTTTAACTGCTGCTTTAACTCCATAACTTGCTCCTACTCTTCCAAAAGCATATAACTGACCTAAGGCAGAAGTTAATTTTCCTACCGCAGAATCTTTTATAATATCTTCTGATCCTTGTACTATTTTACCAAATACCGTATCGCTAAAATATTTTTCTAATGCAGCCACTTTTCCTTGATCGACTGGAACTCCTTCATCCTCTAAAGCATCTGCAATTTCTGCAGTCAAAGATACTACCCCATAAGGAATTTTAATACTAAGATCTACAATTCCAGCTACAAATCCATTGATAGGATCCACATCTCCCAAAGGAGTTAATTCACTTTCTGGAACACCTTGTACTCGTTCCGCTATTCTTCTAGCTGTTTTTCCAGCTTTTAGAAAAGTATCTCCTGCTAATTCTACGCCCTTAGGTCCAAATAAAATATCTGCAACAGGAGTAGGTTCTCCCGTTCGTTCTGGTACTTGTATAATTTTTTTAGGTTCTTCTTCTAATTCTTCTGGAATTAATTGGTAATCGGACTCGATATAGTCTTCTATATTATTAAATTCTTCCGCCATGGAACCTCCTTAGTATCCTGGTGCTTTTACAAATTTTGTTCCGTCGTATATATAAATTTTTCCGTCCGCTGGACTAACGTATGCTCTGCCAGGGCTATACCTAGTTCTTTTACTATCAGTCGCTTCTGTTTTAAAGGACCCTATTCCAGTTTTAGGATCTACTATAATTATTTTAGTATCTAATATGGTATTGCCTACATCTAATTTTGCTCTTAGATCTGGTGGTATTTTATTAGACTGAAGAGCTATTTTATATTTAGCTAAATTAATTGCTTCAATTTCATCATATCCTGCTTCTTCATATTGTTTTGCTGCTTTAATCATTCTATTTTCAGGAGAGTCTCCTTTTAAGAAAGGAGAATTTTCTTTCATGTAATTATCTAATACTAAACCTAACGCTTCATTGTAAGGTATGCCTCTTTGTTGAGCTACTAAAGCAGCTCTTTTTTCTAAAATATCTCTATCATCTTTAGTTAAATTTTTAACTGCTTGTATTCCAGCTTGTGTTTTAAATTTATTTGCTTCTGCAGTTTGTTGTGCATTTAAACCAGCACCTATTTTTGAAGCTTGTCCAAAAGCGCTTCCAAACGTTTGAAGTGCCATAGGGTCTTTGGCAGCACTTGCACCAAATCCAGTTATATAATTTCTTATGCTATCTCCTTGGCTCGGAAGCATCTTTTGATATTGGTTTTCAATAAGAATCTCGTAGGGTTCTTTTTTTTGTACGTTTCCTTGCTCTTGATAGTTTTGTCTAGGAGTTAATCCAGAAGTAATACCAGTACCTTCGGAAGTAGAACCTCCTTTTCGAAACATAGGTCTTTTAAATATATTAGGCATGGTTACCTACCCATCAATGACATTAATCCACCGTAAGCAGCTGTTGGTCTTGGATTGAACATTCCATATAAATTAGCTAACGTTTGTGATGCTGCTAAACCAGGGCTAGTCATAATCGGTTGTTGAGGGCTTTGAGGTGTACCACTTGCAATTGTTCCATATATACCTGAAGCAGTTCCTAACCTTTGTAGTGGATATTGTTCTTGTAAAATATTTCCTTGTTGAATAGCATCTAGAATAGATTGAGAGTAATTTTGCGCTCCTGCACCTGTAGCCCCTAATTGTCCGGTGATACCTGATTCAAAAGCTTGTTGTTGTTGACCAAAACCTAATTGATTTTGTAAACCTTGTTGTTGTAAACTTTGTGCTTGTGTTAAACCTTGTTGTCTTAGTGCCGCTAGCTGTCCTGCATCTGAAATATCTCTACCTCTTAAATATTCTGCTTCTCCAATTTGTCCTCGTCCTTGTCCATAAGCTCCTTGTGCATATTGACCTCCTCGTAATGTATTTAACCCTGACGCTCGCTGCTCGTTCATTAGTGCTTGAGTCGCGTCAATGACTTCTGTTTGATACGGAGACATATACGATTGATATGCACTTGGCGCAGCTAAATCTTCTGCTGCTTGTAAATAAGGTTGATATGCTGCAACACCGGTTCCAGCGCCTACTCCTGTTACATCTCCTTGAGGAGAAAATTGTAAGGATCCTAATCCTGCTTGCGTTGCGGTTCTTTGTTGAGATGCTTGAATTAATGGATTAACTTGGGAAACCTTAGGCGCCATTCCACCTATATTAACTGGTTGGTTAATTTGATCTATGGTAAGATCTGTTATTCGTTCACCCGCTGGTTCTAAAAAAGGAGCAGGGGTAGTAATATTATAAGCCATTAAACACTTCCTCCGTTTTCAAGTTGTTTCATCATAGAATACATTTTCTGAGCACCTAAGTTAGTGTCTCCACCGCCTGCATTTCTTACTGCATCGGCTGTAAATACAAATTCGTTATTAGATAACATCGCAGGGATATCATCCTCCTTTTCTTTTATACCAATTGGCGGAACAAATCCACCCTGATCTCTATAATCTAGTTCTGCAATTCCTTGTTGATTTTGTCTAGGGTTACCTACCGGCATTCCCATTTGATCTGCTATTTGAGGAGCTGACATAATTCCGTCTTGTACTGAATTTCCATATGCATAACCCATTCTTCCACCATTCATTGCAGGTGCTCGTACTACATCGGCTGCAGTAAAAGATGATCTAGGAGCATTGGTTGCTTCACCTGGATTATATTGTGCTCGTTTACCTGCTTGAGCGGCTTCAAATTTTGCTTGAATTTCTTCTCTTAATTTATTAATTCTTTTTTGATCTAAGTAACTTAAAGTTGTACCTGCAAGGTAAGTAGCTGCTTTAAACAACTCTTGCAATGTTTTTGGATCAGCATTCATTAATGAGTTAAATCCTTGTGAAATAAATTCTCCTACACTAGAAGCTCCGCTTTGAATACTCTCTAGTATGTCTATGCTTTTTACAGATTCAGGTATTAAATTAGTAATCCCGTCAACTCCTCCTGAAATATTACCACCAAGTCTATCAAAAAAAGAAGATGTATCTCCAGTTCCTGCTTGGACTTCTCCTCCAAACATTCCCGGTACATTCAAACCATCTGCACCAGTTGCTTTTCCAAAACCATACGTTGCTCCCGCTTGTTTTACAGCATCGCTGATACTTCCTCGTTGATCAAATCTTCCAATACCTCTCATTGCTGCTGCAATACCTGGTTGAAAAGGTGCAACAAACGGTGCAGCTTTCACTGCAATATCTGCTATTTCATTAGGTATAATGTTCCTTACGAATTTTTTAAATTTACTTCCAAAGCCGTAGTTCTCTCTTGCTACGCCCATAATTCCGCCGTTTTGATATAATTGTCTGCTCATCTGTGATCTAGATATCATAATCCTTTAAATATTGTTAGTAATGAAGCAGGCGCAAAAGTCCTGAAAATACATACTTTACTTGTTTTTACAGTATAGGTCAATCTTTTTTAAAATCAAGATCATCCATAAACCTACCGGTATATCGATACTCACCTATATGAGTAATATATTCATCCACTAAAATGTGACATTTACCACCTATTTCAGCCCATCTTTTACAGAATCCAAAGTCTTCTCCGTAGTACTTTTTGGTTTCTGGTTCATGATAACAATCAAAGAAGTTGTACATAAACTTCTTCTCAACCATTTCACCATTAACAATAGCGGGTTGATTAATTTTTAATTCTGGTAACTTCTCAATCATGGTATCAAACACTTCTTTTTTAATTAACATACATCCGGTAGGAGCATGACTTACTTCTGCTACTCCATTGATTGCAGTTATTTGATTCTTTCCATCTAATTTTAACGGCCAAGTAAATCCTTGTTTAGACATAGTAGCACCGTCTTGTATATTTTTATATTTAATTCTATTAGCAATCTTATTCCAGTCTAAATCTTTTAATGGATAAGGAGCAGCTATTACATCTTTTTCTGCTGCTACTAATTTCATAATGGTATCAAAAGAAAACTCAATATCGGAATCAATAAATAACATGTGAGTGTAGGGATGTTTTTCAAATTCTTCCATAAACGCATTGACACATAAGTTTCTACCTTGCGTTACTAAAGAAGATTTTAATAAAGAAAAAGAAACTAGAATACCATTGACCATACATTTTTGTTGAAATGCTAATAACGCTTGAGTGTAATGAATAGAGCATTCGCTATGAACCGGAGTAGCTACAAAGATAGAAGGTAGTTTACTTACATTAGGTACTTCTTTTTTGTTATCTTTTACCCAGATAGGTTTACTTGGATCTTGCATTGATAGCTCCTTTTAAAAAGTTATTCCATAACGAACCAATACGAGTCCAGTTATAAAATCGGTTAGTATAAATAATTTGATCTTGTAAATGTTTTTGAACAATCTCGTTGTCTAAATTACCTACCGCTGTTTCAATAGCATAGGCAAAATTTTTAGCTAAATTTGCATACGATTTTTGATAAGGAATATAGGCCGCATATTCTGCACACGTTTCATATAAAGCTCCATAATTGGTAGTAATACAATAGAGTCCTGCCGACATAGCTTCGAGCGCCGCGACGCACGAAGTCTCTTCAAAGATACTAGGATAAGCAAAAATATCATATTTAGGTAACTGTTTTATGATATACTCATTCGGTTTATATCCAATGTAATTTACATTGGGTAGTTGAATAGCTTGTGTAAACAAAGCTTCAAAATTTTTATTGTTTGCTTGTTTGAATTGATCTCCAT